CATCCTAATGATACACACGTTATTATTAGTACTGACGGTGACTTTGCACAACTTGTTTCACCTAATGTAAAACAGTATAACGGTGTTAGCAATACAACTATTACACACGAAGGTTACTTTGACGACAAAGGCAAGTCTGTGATTGATAAGAAAACTAAAGAGCCTAGACCTGCTCCTAATCCTGAGTTTATGTTGTTTGAAAAATGTATGCGTGGTGACACTAGTGACAATGTGTTTAGTGCATATCCAGGTGTACGTAAAAAAGGCACTAAGAACAAAGTAGGTCTTATTGAAGCATTTGAAGATAAGAATACAAAAGGTTACAATTGGAATAATATGATGTTACAACGTTGGGTAGATCACAACGGTGAAGAGCATCGTGTACTAGACGATTACAATCGTAATGTAACACTCTGTGATTTGACTGCACAACCTGCAGAAATTAGAGAGATAATTAACAATACTATTGCAGAAGTAGAGCCTAAAGACATATCACAGGTTGGTATGCGTCTTATGAAGTTCTGTGCTAAATGGGATATGCAACGTATTGCAGATCAGGCAGCAACTTATGCAACACCATTACAAGCGAGGTATCCGAAATGATGATAAAAGCAAAAGAGGTCTTAAAAGACAAATTCTGGATTGTAGAAGAAGATAATAAAAAGATCGGAACGTTATCCTTTAATGACGATCAGTATATGCTTAGTGATGCTAGTGGTACGCATTTCTTTAATAAAAAGCAACTAAAAAATAAGCTAGGTAAAGAAGTAACTTGGGAAGCATTAACTATTAGAGAAACTCACGTTAGAGAAGTAAAAGGTTTTCCGACTAGTTGTGATCCTTACAACGATATGTATGACGTAACACGTGGATTACCGTTGTTTACTAAGAGTAAAAAATCTAAGAGTTTGTACTGTGCAGGTTATTATATTATCCACTTTGATAAAGGATGGGTTAAATCATTTTGTCCTAAATTAATTACAGTTGAACGTTATGAAACAAAAGGTCCGTTTAAAACTGACTTAGAGATGAGAACAGCATTAAGTAAAGCAAATGCAAGGTAATCTATTATTTTTAGGTTGTAGTCATACAAACGGTTTTTGGGGAGAACGTGATAAAGACGGCATTCTGCAAAAACACGTCGGTGACGAAAACAATTATGCAGAAATATATGCAAACGAATTAGCAGACGATCAATGCTACATTTATTCAAGTGCAGGGGCTTGCAATAGCAAATATCCTAGATGGATACGTCATATGCTTGATATTCATAAAGATATTAAAGGTATTTTTTTACAGTCTACCTATTGGGATAGATGGGTTATGGCAGCTGATCTTAATGAAAGCAATAGAATTATTAAGCCGAATACATTTTGTATGGTACAAAAAGAAACTGATAATTTAATTTTTTATGATGATCTTAATACCACAAACTATGAATTCGTTGAATGGTTCGAAAAAGTCAAATGGGATAGTGTAGGTCCTTATACAGAAGGTTGTCCTGAGTTCAATGGCGGATACAATTGGATTGGTTTTGACACAAATTATATGCATATGAAGTTTCACACTGAAATCAATACACATCTCAAAGCAGAAGAATATCTTAAGGATATTGCATTAATCGATGCGATGGTTGATGTTCCAGTGTATGTATGGCGTATAAATGATAGATCTCAACGTGCAGATAGATTAGATGTTTACAAACCATTAGATAACGTTGTGCATATTGAAACCCCCGCAAATATTTGGTTACTAGATAACTTAAATATTGATATAGAAAAAATGACCATAGACGAAGAGCATTATAATAAAGAAGCACACGAACTAATTGCTCGTCACTACATACCGGAGATACTTAATGGAACCGCTTAATACTACACCTGTACAACAATTCTTACAGCAGGTAAAAGCCGCAGACAGTGGCAATGCTAGAGAAGTTAAATTAGACATCCAAAGTGCAAAAAGACTTGCATTTACACTAGGTGAAGTAATGACTAGGCTCAATGGTAACCTAGAAGAACTACTTGCTAAAAAGGCATCGGGAAATGACGAAGTCATTCAAGTTACGATGGATGGCGGATCTGGGTGGAAATAAACTACGCAGATAACTGCTAAAAGAGATAAATATATGCGTACTTTATTTTAGAGGAAACGCATATGAGTAGACCCAAACCAAACGTGCTCTTAGAACACGTTGATAAAAAAACATATAAAACAGAACAGATCTTAGAAGCAGAAGCAATTTGGGCAGTTTTCTATAAGAATGAGCCTTTTAATCTAAAGTCTGCAAATATGTTAACAAGTTATCCGGGACCTAAATATAAAAAAGTAAGTTTTTCAAATCCCGGACACGCAATCAATTTAGCTAAAAAACTTAATGATCTTTTTTCTTGTAATGATTTTGAAGTGAAAAGACTTACTTTTGGTGAATCTGTTCCCTTAATCCAATGAACTGGAAAGAAACCTACACCAAAATATTCTTAAAACAACTAGGGAAAACCTTTAACGAGGTTGCCCTTAAAGAATATATGCCATTATGGTGGCAGAATACTAGAGCTAAATCAGAAGGTGGTTTAAGACTTACTGACGAAGGTTTTAGAATGGTAACAGAAGATTTAGAGTTATCAACTTATGATGTTCCGTATCCTGTAGACTTTGAATTAACAACACAAACTGTTCTATTCTTAGACAAGTTTATTAGCTGTCCTTACTATATGGGCCGTAGAGGTATTACAGTAACGGACGAAAAGAAAGCACTCGAACTGCATCTTTTCTCAGGTGACATCCGAAAATACGGCTTAAACAAAGCAATGAAGCGACAAGAAAAAGATTAACTTTTTGGCAAATAAGTGGTTGACATTTGGCCTTTTATAGCGTATTATATATACATACTTAGAAATAAACGCACTGATCTAGTAAGAGGAATACAAAATGGAAGCTACAGCAACTCGCACCGTATCACCGAATAGCGCAAAATCTGCTATTAAACACGCATTAATTAAGAATCGTCCAATCTTTATTTGGGGACCTCCAGGTATTGGTAAATCAGATATCGTTGCACAGATTACTGATTCACTAAAAAACTCGCATTTGATTGACATTCGACTATCACTTTGGGAACCTACAGATATTAAAGGTATTCCATATTATAGTGCAAATGACAATGCTATGGTATGGGGTGCACCTAGCGAATTACCTACAGAAGAATTTGCTAAACAATATGATAACATTGTTATCTTTTTTGACGAAATGAATTCGGCAGCGCCAGCAGTACAAGCGGCAGCATACCAACTCATTCTTAACCGTCGTGTAGGACAATATAAACTGCCCGACAATGTTCGAATTGTAGCGGCTGGTAACCGTGAAGCAGATAAAGGTGTTACATACAGAATGCCAGCACCGTTGGCAAACCGTTTTGTTCACTTAGAGCTTGCAGTCAGCTTTGATGACTGGTTTACTTGGGCAGTAGACAATAAAATTCACAAAGACGTAGTAGGTTTTCTTAACTTTAGTAAGAAAGACTTATATGACTTTGATCCAAAATCTCCAAGCCGTTCTTTTGCAACACCACGTAGTTGGTCTTTTGTAAGCGAATTGCTTGAAGACGAGCTTGACGAAAACACAACTACTGATCTTGTTTCGGGTTCAGTAGGCGAAGGGTTGGCTGTCAAGTTTATGGCGCACCGTAAAGTTGCGTCTAAGATGCCTAATCCAACTGATATTTTAAATGGTAAGGTAAAAGAGCTGAAGACTAAGGAGATCAGTGCAACGTATTCCTTAACTGTCTCACTCTGTTACGAGTTGAAGGAAGCATCTGATAAGAGCGATAAAAAGTTTGATGACAAAGTTAACAACTTCCTGCGCTTTGCAATGGATAACTTCGAAACAGAGTTGGTTGTTATGGGTATCAAACTTGCTCTTACACAATACGGATTGCCTATCGATCCAGATGAAATCGAATGTTTCGATGAATTCCACGAGCGTTTTGGCAAATATATCCAGGCTGCTCAAGCGGCATAACACAAAAAAGAGTTGGGCGATCTCTTCAAAAACGCCCATTTTCTCTTGACTTTTACCTTAAATACTAGTATAATGAATACATAAATTAACAAAGAGGACATAGCAATGAGCGTAGCGGGTACTAAACATTGGACACCAGATCCGGATATTACAGAAGAAGCTCTTCTTGCAATGCGAGAAGAAACACTAGAACGTATCATTGTTGCACGAGTAGGATTGTTACTACGTCATCCTTTCTTTGGTAATATGGCAACACGCCTTAAAATTATGGCAGCAGACGACTGGTTGCCTACCGCCGCAGTAGACGGCCGTAATTTATATTTTAACACACAATTCTTTAATGCAATGTCAAACAAAGAAATTGAGTTTGTTATTGCACACGAAATTTTACACTGTGTATTTGATCACTTAGGACGTCGTGAAGGACGTGATCCTGTACTTTACAACATTGCCGCAGATTATATTGTAAACAACCTACTAGTACGTGATCGTATTGGTGATAAGCCTAAACTTGTTGATTGCTATCAAGACTTTAAATATGAAGGTTGGCAAAGTGAAGCAGTATACGACGAACTATTCAAACAAGCAAAAGAAAACGGCAAAAAGTTCTTAGACGAACTTGGTGAACTTTTAGACGAGCATCTAGACGGCGAAGGTGATCAAGACGGCGAAGCAGATGCAGGTGAAACAAAAGATGGAAACGGCAATACTGTAAGTAAAGCAAAACCTAAATATTCTAAAGAAGAAGCTAAAAAGATCAAGGATGAGATCAAAGAAGGTATGCTACAGGCAGCTCAAGCCGCAGGTGCTGGTAACACTCCAGGCGAAGTGCAACGTATGATCAAAGAGCTTACTGAGCCGCAAATGAACTGGCGTGAAATTATTAGCCAACAGATTCAATCAACAATTAAACACGATTTTACATTCCAACGCCCAAACCGTAAAGGTTGGCAGAGTGGTGCTATTTTACCTGGGCAAAACTTTGATGAGCAAATTGACTGTTGTATCGCGCTTGATATGAGTGGTTCAATTGGCGATGTGCAAGCGAAAGATTTCTTAGGTGAAGTAAAAGGTATTATGGAGCAATTCAAAGATTACAATATTAAAATTTGGTGTTTCGATACTAAGGTATATAACGAACAAGAGTTTACAGCAGACGGTGGCGAAGACTTAGTAGACTATGAATTGTTTGGCGGTGGTGGCACTGACTTTGATGCTAATTGGACTTATATGAAAGAAAACGATATACAACCTAAGAAGTTTATTATGTTCACAGATGGTTATCCTTGGGATAGCTGGGGCGATCCAGACTACTGTGATACTGTATTTTTAATCCACGGACACCATAACAAGGACCTTGAAGCACCGTTTGGAGTAACAACACATTATGAAAACGCAGCTTAAGGAACCTAATCCTTTAAACTTTTATGAGGCGAGACAGGTAAAAGTTCTTCCGCCTCATTTTCAATCTATTAATTTAGGTGCAACGATATATAATTTAGAAGATACTATTTGTAAGTGGATTACAAACAATTTAAAAGGTCGATTCTATTGTTCAAGATCTATTAGTTTGACTTCTGATAATCAGCTTAATCAAACAATTAAGGTAGGTTTTGAAGAACCAAAAGAATTGTCCTATTTCACTTTGGCGTGTCCACATTTAAAATACAAGTAAATAAACATAGCATATAATTTAACAGGAGATAAAATATGTCTGAAGAAGTAAAAGCAGAAGACGCAAAAGCATCCGAAGCACCTGCACAAGCAAATGCACCTGCACAAGCAGATGCACCGGCGGCAGCAGAATTGACTGTACAGGACTTACAAGCTCTTAAAAACATCATCGATGTGTCTACACAAAGAGGTGCATTTAAAGGCAATGAACTAATGTCTGTAGGTCAAGTATATAACAAATTAGAGGCATTTTTAGGTGCAGTGGCACAGAACCAAGCACCGACAGCGCCTCAAGGAGAATAGATAATGGCTATTAAACACGTAGGTAGAATGGCTAACAATCAACGTAAAGTTGTTGTAGCATACCGAGTAGTACCAGGTGACGGCGAACACGAAAACGCTGTTGTAGTTACTACTGAAAACTTAGATTCAGCAGATCACGATGTACTGATGAAAACTGTAGAATCTGACGCAGCTCAAGCAGCAAATGAATTTGCCGAAGTAATGGCAAGAACTCGTTTATCAGACGGGCGTAATATGCTTGCTGCCTTTCACACTACAGGAAAAATGGTGAAAGTAAAACAAGCTGATGTAGAAATGACTCCTGATACACGTACTGTAATTAATCTTGCAGAATTAAATAAGATTATTGCAGAGCAAAAAGGAGTAACTGTAGCAGACCTTGCAGTGACAGACGATACTACTAGCAAGAAACCAAGACAGGTTGTTGCTGAGAACATCGATCTAGATAAAGTAGATGTACCACCCCAGGTAGTAGAAGCGGC